GGGTCACCCCATGCGCTCTGCCAGACGCTCACGGGCGGCGGCGATGCGGTCTGCTTTTGCCTGACCAGCGAAGCGGGCAGCGTTGGCGGTCTTATCGCCAACCCACTGGCGCCCCAGAGACTGAACAGGGTTCAGAGTGCCCATGCGACCCGCGCCGATGGCAATGTCGGTGCCGCTCACGAATGAACCCTTGCCAGTGTCGTGAGTGCCCAGGGCGGAACGACCCGAAGAACCATCACGGAACCACAGTTCGCCCTTACGGGGACCACGGGTCTTGAGGCGGGTCACGGTGTAGGTCACGGTCATGGGTTGGGGTTGGTTGCTGTGTGTATTGTACAGGGTCGGCGGCAGGGGGTCAACCCCACTGCGCTTGCCGAACGTCGTTGCGGTGTGCCTCAGCATACTGGGCGGCGATGACGGTAGCGGGCAGTCCCCAGTGAATGTAGGCGGAGGGGCGGGAACCGTTCTTCAGTTGGTCGGCACGGGAGATCCATTTGATCTGACGGGTCTGGAGGTCAGAGCAGGCAGCGAGGGGGAAGCGCATCGGGTTGGTTGCGGTTGAGAGTATTGTAGCACGTATGGGGTCACATCCCCAGTGCCTCCTTCAGGTCGTTGTAGGCGCTCAACCAGTGGGCGGCATCCTTGTGGTTGCCCTTCAGACTCTCATCAGCGGAGATGCAGAGCAGAGCGGTTCGGACGGTTCCCCAGGTTGCTTCTGGCAGAGTGACGGTGGTCAGGGTCTCAGGGTTCCAGGGTGCGGCGGTCATCGGTTCGGTTCGTTTGTCCCCTTATGATAAACCCCCCACCAGCGACAGCGGGCAGGGGGTGTGCGGTTTCAGAATTGGATGGGGTCGGCAGTCGGTTGGGGGGAGTCGCTCTCCTGGGCGACGCGCTGACCGTCAGAGAGTCCCTCCAGGATGCTCAGAATCTGGGAACCGTTGCGACCCTGGCGGAGCAGGGAGAGGGCAAGGTCAAGGCTCATGGGTTGTTTGAATCAGTGTGGTTTGGTGTGGGCGTCTTTCAGGGCGCACCCGCTCCCATTGTATCAGGCAGCGATCAGCAGGTCATCCTCCCAGCGGGCAAACTCCAGAACCTCATCATGGGTGCAGGGGGCAGGTTCGTGTGCTTTCATGATAGCAGCGCGGCACTGAGCGGCAATCTCATCAATGCTCAGGGCACGGTCGGTTGCGGGGTTGTAGCGCATGGGTCGTTTGCGGTTGACTTGTTAAGTGTAAGGGGTCAGGGGGTCGGTGGTGACCCCCAGTGTGCCAGTGCCTCAGGCGGCATAGTCGGCAATGAAGTCCTCCAGGAACTCCCGTGCCTGATCGCCGCTCATCTGGGAGATCATCTCACGGGCGACGGTCTCCCAGGAGAAATCGTCTGCCAGGTCAATGATGGCGGACCGTGCCTGAGAGGCGGAGAGTTCGGCGGCAGTGATCTGAGCGTAGGTCATGGTCGGTTCGCTTGTGAACTGAGAGTATTGTAAGGGGTCGGAGGGGGCAGAGTCGCCCCCCAGTGGACACTCAGTAGACTGTCACATCGGCACCGACCTGCTGCAGGAGATTTGCTACCTTGTCCTGCTGCAACTTCATGACAACTTGTGAGTTACGGTTTGCCTTACTGGTTCCCAGAAATGCATTGATTCCGTTGTTACTGGTGACGCGCAAACGCAGACCACAGTCATACACATTCCCATCGGCATCTACAAAGTAGACCATGCGGGAAGACTTGCCGTTGCCCTTGAGAACAATGTTGTATCCCTTGGAGATGTAATCAACTGCAGGATGTTGCACTGCAGAGAACTTATACAGTTCGGAAGTCTTGGTGTCGTTGATCACAACATCAAAACCAGCGTTAGCATCAATCAGACCGCGACGCAGGATGTCAGTAACTTGTGCAGAGGTCAGAGTATCCAATGCCAGTTCACAAAGGTTGTTGAAACTGTCGCGGATCTTCAGCACAAACTGTTCATCAGAGCGCAGCGATTCGGGCATCTGACGCAACTCCCTCATGTTGGAAATGAAGTGAGTGAAAGTATCACCCAGCGCATCATTGTAGGCGCTGGTGTTGAACCAATCGAACGAACCGTTGGTGATACCTTCCTTGCGCTTAATGCTGATCAGTTGATCACCAGCGACGGCATCTTCTTTTACTTTAGTTCCGCCACGCTTTTCTACAGCGGAAGAATAGATCTTAAGTTCGTTCAGAATACGAACAGTTTGATCCTCATTCTTCACACCACCGTGGTGAACAGAACCGTCAGTCTTGTAAGTCATTTAACTTACCGTGATCGACACGGGCGATAGAGTGGTGGAGTCTTTAGGGCGCTGCCGTTCCCTTGTGATCTAATTGTACAGGGTCTGGGGTCAGAAGGCAACCAACTGATCCAGATCCCATTGTGGCACAGTCAGCACGTCTCCGCCGCAGTTCTTCCGCAACCAAGCGTTGACATGCTTGGTGGTGGTGGCACTGTGCTTGAAAGCGGAGCGGATCCACCCCTTACCAGGCACGATGGCAGCAACGGGGACGGAATAGGAGAACAGGATCTCAGTCCCGTTTGCCAGGGTCACTTCGGTCTGGTTGCTGCCGATGGGTTGGACTTTCATGGGTTCGCTTGTGAACTGAGATCAGTATAAGGGGTCAGCGGCGCAGTTGGTCGGCAGTGAGTGCCAGTAAGTCTGCTGTCACATAGCGGACGGGGGCAAGCGGACTCCAGAGTAGGAAGGTCACGCCAGCGACTGCCAGAAGTTTGAGCATGGTAGCACGGTGGAAGTCTGCAGAGCGGGAGCGGGTTAGGGTTCTCATCAGGGTGCCAAGTGAGCAGGGGAACCACAGGAGCGGTAGAAGTCTACCATGCGTTCCGCCTCTGCCAGGGTGGGGAACCATTGCGACCGCCACTCACAGGCATTGTAGGGGACCTGGTAGCGGACTTCGTAGCGGGTCAGTGCCATGGGGTCGGTTCGTTTGGTATGAAACCAGTATAAGGGGTCAGCAGGCAGGTCTGGGGGTGCCAGTGTGCCAGTGCCTCAGGCGGCACACTGAAAGCGTTGGTTGTTGAAGTTAGCGTTAGAAAAGACCTCACGATTCACCAGTTTGAACATACCAAACTCATTGGTCATCACATAACCTTCTGCATCAATCCTGTTGCCGTAGAGATAAGCAGCAGGACCATCATTGCGGCAGAGGAAGAGACAATCATCTTTGATTGACTTCACCAGTGCCCACAGACGCAGCAGGTTAGCATCACAATCAAAGTCATCAGGATTCACTTCTTCACCAGCACGAATGCAGGCATTGATCTGTTGTTTGATCTTTGCTGCTTCCTTATCAGAAACAAACTCACAGGCAGTAGACATTTGACGGGCAAAGTTGCAGACTTCTTCTACATCAGCGAACGACGTTTGACCGTGCTGAATGTATGCTTGAGGTTGCACAAACTTCACATGTTCAGTATCATTCCAGATAGAACGGTCAGGCATTGCAACAGCATCACGAAGATCGCTCTCGGCATAATAGCAAGTGTGAGGAGCGATGATGATGCTTTGCTCTACAATCTCAGGGAACAGGTATGTAATAGTATTGGGAGTGTACTCCGAAAGTCCACCAAACCCGATAAAGTCTCCCTGATAGATTGTCTTCACACGGGGCAGACTATCAAAGCAGCAGTGAAGAATCTGCGCTACATTACCCTCATGGTTAGCATCAATGTCCTCATGCGATTCGTTGATCTTAATCTTTACTTTGTTGAAGACACTTTTGGTCCCCACGAAGAAGTTACCAGTGGCAGGGTTGGTTCCCCAAACAATAGCGGGAGCACCATCAATCTTCACGCTGAGAGTACCCTCAGTCACGAACCAATCAAGAATAGAGAGGTCACCCGTGAGGATGGTATCTTCGGGGTGTTCGAGGTGTGTGTTTTTCATACTGTTAGTATTGCACGAAAAAAGGGGAGTCGCAACCCCCCTTGTGCCACTTACTCAACCGTCACATCCTCCAGCAGGTCGGGATAGTATTCTTCACATTCAGTGAGCAATTCTTCGTCAGAATACTTATCATAACCCTCCATCAGATAATCATAACAGAGGCAGGTCATTGTCTTGAGGTCCATGTCATCAATCATCTGCTGGACCAGTTGATCTTGAAGTTCAGAACGGTTCATTTTCAGTAGGTCACCAATGCGGAAACTTTATCATAAAGAGCAGCAACATCTACGCCAAGTTGTTCACTACATTCATCCCAATCATCATGAAACTCAATGAGATCCAACAGAGCACGAATCTCTGCTTGGTTTAGTTCAAGAACTTCAGGCATTGTTATCAGTAATCGTAGGAAGCGTTCAGGTACTCATTCATGTCGAACTTCTCAGTATCACGAAGTTCGGGAATGTCGAGGTCAAAAATCTCACCAGGCATGTCTTGGATTTCAGACCAGAGTTCATCAAACATGGTGTGTCTCTCAGGAACGAATGTAATGTAGAACGAATCGGGGGGCATTGCAACCCCCCTTGTGCCACTTATCCGACTGTCACACGAACTCCTGCAGATAGTAATCCAATGGCAGTTCAAGTTCTGCTGCTTTGTTTTCCCATTCCGCCCATTCTTCGGGGGAAGCATCATTCAGGAAATCTTCGAAACTGTAATCGTAAACAGGACCACACATTGACAACAATTGTGACGACCTGAGTAACATAAACCATCACGTGGCAGAATTCAACCCCCCTTGTGCCACTTCACGAACTGGCACAAGACCCCTTGCAATTGGTCTGGGGTCCTGATATCTTACGTATACAACCAGATGAGGGGAGAGGTATCCCTGTAGACGACAATACATCGCCACTCATCCTACCATAAAATAGTCATTCTCAATAAGAAACCTTTATTGAGAATAGGGAGGATTGTGCCAATTTATAAACTGGCACATTACTCGAAGGGGTCCAACTCCTGGATGGTAGGATAGACTTCCTCGTCACCTTCGAGTTGTAATATCTCACGCCAATTAATATGATCTAGATCTAGATCATCATAACACTCGATATCTAATGTAACACGTACTGTACGTTTTTGTGCTAACATGGGTATCTCGTTGTGTTATTATGCGTAGTGTCGATATGCTAGTGATTCGTAGTCTTGCCCATCTCGTGCATAGTCCTCGTCGAGATCATGTGCATAGAATGCATCCTCGTCGAGAGTATAATCGTTTGCAAATGAATAGTCGAGATCGTAATCGTCGTACATAGCTCGTCGAGTTTCGTAACGCTAGTGTATTGTAACACAAAGCTCGACGAGTTTGCAAGCCCTATGCCCACCTAGTCTCGTCGAGTTTCATAAGAGTATATATGTATTCTCGTTTAGATTTGTGTGTTTCTCGTAACATAAGTCTCGTCGAGTTCTGTTTCGAGTATGATGCAAATCTCGTTATGTTCTCGTCGATATTCTACCACGAACTCATAAGACTGTCAAGTTTTTTATGTGTGGGTCCTGGGAAATTTGCGGGCGCCGCACTTGACAAACTGCGCGTCTTATGATACGCTCGCTTAGGTCACAAGACTAGGAGGGGTTTATAAGGACTAGGAGGGGTTTATAAAGACTAGGAGACCTTTATAAGACTAGGTTTATAAAGACTAAGAGACCTTTATAAAGACTACTATTCTCAATAATAACCATTATTGATTCTCAATAAAACAATACTTATTGAGAACCAAATAAATCATTAATTAATGTTTTTAAATATATTTTTTTATTAAATTAACCTATTTTTTACCTTTTTGACCTGTTTTTACCTCCGTATAAGGTATTTTACCAGTCTCTTGATACATCACCATATCATACTTGAACTTACACTCCAATGGACGTTGATTACACATCTTCAAAGTATTGTTAATAGTTGATTGTGTATAAGCATTTGACCCTACTGCGAATGAAATAATACCTGTAAGAATAAGTATAGGATAATAAACTAATGGTTGAAGACTGGTACGATTTCGCTGTTCAGATAACCCTGTTTCTGTACGTGTTGTTCCCATAATGATGCATCCTCAATGCTATAGAATATTGCCGTCAGGCGTGCTGCAGTTTTTTTCTTTTTGTTCTTGTAGTAGATAACCTGGTACTTCATAATGATCATTCCAATGTCTTATGATGCCTGCGATAATGAATAGATTAGTAATGAGATAAGTACCAAATATAACAGTCCGTATATGAGCAATGTGGTCTGCTTCTCTGTCATTTTTCGTCGCTTTCTGTCCTAATGCTTTCGCCCACAGTCTCCACATAAACCTTCTCTTTCTCATACACAGACTCTCTTGACTTTACATAGGTCAGTTCTTTCCATTGATTATGATAACACAGGACCATCAAACGATCATTACGATGAATGGAACATGCCTCATAGTTCTCTTCATTTTTTGGTTTGACTCCTATCTCAATGGTAATATATTTCTTATCCTTGAAATACACCCATCCCTCAATATGTGGTTTCCACTTTACATAATGATTAACTTGTGGTTCATACATATGCCGCTTCTAATGGAGTTTGCTTGGGAACCATTGCCGAATAGGGTGATGTTCGTTCTATACTAACAGCGTTCCCGATCTTTCCTGAGTTGATGGGGGAGTAATAGGTTCTGGTTTTGGTATTATAGAATCCCCAAATACAACGAACGGCATCACCCAGATTGTAATCAAACCTACGGTCGTAATGAATCCAGATAGCAATAACATTGCGTTTAAACTCTGTCTGCTCATAATACATTCCTTTCGGTGCTCGGTGTGGGAACTCAACGGTCATGAATTGCACGAAGACGGTTAGGGTTGTATCCATCGGCAATGAGTTGATTCAACTGTTCCGTTGCCTGTTCACGGTTCAGTTGTACATAGTCAACATCGACAAGTTCCCATCCACTTGTCGTCAGTTCTTCAATACGATAGAGTGTTTGTTCAGTCATGATTGTTCAGGTCGTAAATGCATCAATAATACCAGACTCATAGTCTTCTACAAGTTTAAACTTCTGTGCCTTCACAACAGTTGGCATAATCAGATTCTGATACTTCTCATCAAAACCTTCCTCATTTGCCAACAGTTCAAATGCTTCGGTATCATCCTCTGCAATCAGACTGATGACTCCACCATATTCACTGGAAGGAAACGGCACCCAGTAGTCAACAATATACAGACTTTTCATTGTGTTTGGTAAGTTTACTCCTGAATTGTAGTGTATCTATTTGTATTTGTCAAGAGACTTTGTTGTCTCTCAATCTCATATCTGATCGGTAGCAAATGTGATGTAAAGAATTCAGCATAAGGTCCATCACTTAACAGTGAAGAAATGTTTTCCACTTGTATCAGTGCGAGAGTCAACTTCATTTGTCGATTCATTACACAAACTCCTGTATGTAATAATCAACAGACAGACCTAGTTCTGCTGCCTGACGTTCGAAATAACTTCTTGTGTACTTTCGTGCTGCTTCACGTCGTACATAGTTCTGCATCTCAACATCGGCATGTTTCATAAAGTCCTCAAAAGCAAGAATAAACTGCTTTACGTCTTCATCGTTCATTTGCACATCCAATCGTTTTACAATAGTAAGCATCATACAGTCTCTGATCACGTTGTATCAGAAAAGCATTGTATGCAAAAAAAGCAGTGAAAAATACAACACCAGTCACAATATACTTAGGTGAAATGTTCATTCGCATTCAAGATCGTAGGACACAGCAGACATCATCTCAGACATTAGTTTTGCCCGAAGTTTGTGAACATCATACTCAATCAGTTCGGACAAGTCATCCCAATCCTGATAGTAAGTGAACACATTCAACATTGCACCCAGTTCAGTCGTTGAAAGAGACATCAGCAAGCACCATAGAAAGGATTGCCAAGTTGAGGCAGATCAGAATTATCACCCGTTTCGACATAACCCAGTGCCAGACGCTCACGAATCGCAAGAGTCTTCTCAACACGATTCAGAAACTTCTTGGAGATTTGATCCACACCTTTCCAAGACAGAACCTGCAGGCACCATTCGGTCGAAATATCACCATAAGGAGTCTGAACGGGATAGTAGCCGACCAGCATCGTACCGTCTGCAGACTGGAGTGTGGGGAAGTCAGGCATGAGAAGCACCCTTGTTGATGTCCTTATTATAGGTCAGAAGGACGGCACCACGTCGTTGCGTAGACCAGTTTCGGAACTGTCCATCTGCTCCCAGTGGGAGTAGAGTTTATTATACAGTGCTGGAACACTTCCATATTCCCGTGCAATTCTATGTTCCTCACGTAGGTTGAGTTCTTGCAGTGCAGATAGAATCACACCAATTTCATGAACGTTCAGTTGTACAGTTGCTTCAGTCATTGTTATCAGTCCCAAGATACGTTTTGAAGAAGAAGACCAGGCATCACCATTGACCATGCACCTTGCTCACCAGTTCCAGCAACTTTATACTCCCACTTATAGGCAAACTTATTATGACTGTCCCAAGTCATAAAACCTTTCTCCTTATCAAACCATGATTTAATGGTCAGACCAAAACGGTTGGAGAAGATATTGCGAGTGCGAAGTGCTCCACCAGTCTCACGGGTTTCGATTACCTTACAGGTATCATGATAGGTCTGCAGACCTGACTCTAATACACAAGGAGTTTCATAGATGAATGGGCGATAGACTTTTTGTTTAACTGGTGCTGGTGCAGTTTGTGCAAATGCTGTACCAGTCAGTAGAACAGCAGCAAGCAGTAAAGATTTCATCAGTCTTCAGTTTGTTCAGATACAAGTTCCAGATAGTTGTAACCAATTACCTGACGACCTTCATGAGTGCTAGTATCAACCTTCACACCTTCATTCTCCAGTTTATCCAGACGGCGAGCAGTTGCAGTATTCAGTTTAGGTGTCCAAAAGTTACTCATAGTTTTCCTCCTGTTTTGTTGTATTCTATCATAGCACGGCGAGCGCCATATGCTTCAAATTGTGTTGCAAAAGATGCAATGGTCTGACCGCTATGTGTCCAACACAAATACCAACGCTTTGCAAACTGTCGAATGAAAATTGGTTTGTCCATCAGTCTTCAGGATAAAGTTTCCAACCATCAGGATGAATACCCATCTCTTCACAACGCACCTCATAGGCAATACGTTGAAGTAGACGCAGATCCATCGACTCAACTGCTTTCAGAATAGAGCGGCGAATCTGTTTGTCTTGAACAGTGTCGGTGATCATCTCAGTTACCTTCGGTAATTTGATTGAGAACGTTACGAGCAAACTTCATAAAGTCATAGGAAGTCACTCCACCATGATTATATCCATCCAACATTTCACTTTGATTGTAAGTATTCACAATCAGCAGGCAAGCATCATAGAGTGCTGCCTTGTGTTCTTCTTCAGAGCAGAAGGAGATGGCGCTGTAGGAGGGCAGAGTCACGGGTTCCGTTCCCTTGATTACCTTTGTATTATAGGGCACTCAGAGCGGTTTCCAGGGCGTTCTGTGACGGTTTCTGAACTGGATCGAAGTTGGTCACCAGCACTTCGGATACATCTAGCGTAGAAGTGCCTCTGCCTGCCGTATATTTGGCAGTCATATCATAGATGTTACATCCAGGAAAGTGTTGTGCATAGAAACCATCATGAATATCCTTATTGGAGTAGGCAAACTGCCCCTGATGTGAGGTCAGTAGGTTACACAATTGAATTTGATGCTCTTCTGCGAATCCACCCTGGTACAAAACCACACTGTCCCGATACGGAGGGTCTGCATACACAAAATCTCCATGTTGTAAAGGAACATTCTCAAACGACTCATTCAGCATCTCACAACGCTGAAACAGTTGTGCTACCTCACGGATGTTTGTTTCATTAAAAAAGGGTTCCTTCTGCAGACAAGTTCCAGGAGGAGTTGAGTACCTATTGTTGCACTTATGATATGCTTTCCACATACCATTGAAGTTGACCTGCAGCATAAACAGCAGCAGACCAGAGTAAGTAATATCATCCTGTTCAGTCAGACAATACTTCTCACGCAGTTCGTAGTAGTATTCTTTACGTTCTTCTGGTGTCTTGGTCAACCATACTTGTACACATTCATTCCAGACATCAATAACATCATTTGTATGAGTCTTGATACTGCGATACATCAGAATGAGTTCGCTGTTGAAGTCGTTGATGACCAGTTCTGCATTTGGATAACGCTCTGCGACCCACAGCAAGTTAGTCAAACCACCACAGAACAGATCAACATAACGTGTGACTTTCTCAGGATAAAACAGGTCAGCATATTGCTTTGCCATGCGCTGCTTGCTGCCTGTCCATTTGAAGAGTGGTTTCATATCATCTATGGTGCAATTGATCTATTATAACATGTTTCAGAGCAAATGTCGAGGGCGAGTGAAGCAAGTAAATGTAACAGTATCATCCACATATGTGCCCTTTACTTCTTTCATATACTCTACATATAGCGTTTCTTCTTGCTCCCGTGCCTCTATTTCGTGTGATTGTTCCCAATAGTCCACATCTTCCATACATTCTTTACCATAATACATTTTTCCGCTTCGGAGTCGCAGTGAACCGACTACCCACTGCCGCAGGTGGACCAGTTCGTGTAAAAGAGTTTTTATATACAACTCCTCAGACATATGGGTGTTGAGTTCAATCAGAAACTCACGGGGACGACGTGATTCTCCCACATAATCACAATAACCATAAACCTGCTCACGACGCAGACCGCGATGAAGAATTTCTACCTCAATCTTATGACGGGGAAGAAACTTATTCAGAAACCAAGTGGTAACGTCCTCACAGAGGCGTTTAGAATAACCGTATCCAGAATACGTGACGTAAGACATTGACCCCAGTGCAAAAACCAAATGAACGATGAAA